CGTTGATTTTTCCGTCTGTAATCCGTTTCTCCAACGACTTGGTGATGTTTTGTGAAGACACCTCATCACCAAGATATGCGCTCGTAATCTTCGCCATTGTTATGATGCGAACACGAGATTTCCGAGACCCGAGACGATACGCAAGAAGTTGATGGACTCTGCGTAGACACCCACATTGTAGGTGTAGACAAAGATGACATTGTCATTGGTCTGGACGACAGACACAAGTTCACTCGGGTCATACAATCCAATCTGTGCAGCGGGAATTACGACCGGGTTCGCACCAAAGAGTGTAGACTTCAACACGCAGACAATCGTAGATGTCGTTCCTCCACCCGTAGAGACCGACAGGGGAAGTGGTTGCTGAAGAGTAAGTCGCAAGATGACCTTGTTGTACATACTGCCGTTTGCCGCACCTGATGGTTGATACCCCGAGTTGTCCAAGGCAAAGGAATACTGGAAAATGCCCGGAAGTTCCGGAGGTTCACCTGTCGTATGCTTGTACATCTGAAGCAGCGAGAAGAACGGGAATGGTTTGGTCTGGAATCGCTCCTTCGCATCAAACAGGAGTACTCCATCTGCGATCGAGTTCTTGGGGTAGACGGATGTCACCTGTTGCTGACCTGTTGTGTAGAGTTGTGTCGCAATATCTGTACTGATTCCTGTCCAAGGAGCACGTTTCGGGTCCAACCAGTTTGTGTAGTTGTCCCAGTCGTTTGCGAGAATTCTATCGGATCTCTGTGCCGCAAAGACAAGGCGAGTTGTGAGGTTAAACATGGGTATTTCGAGGTCAGTGTTTGCTCCAAACTGACCTTCTCGGTTGACATACCGAACCGTCTTCACAAGGAACGTTTGGTCCGCCCGCGCAAGTTGGTTCATCTCCATCTCCGTGAGGTAGATAAAGTTTCCCTCGATATAGGGATCCGGATAAAAGGAAGCGACCGTCGGATTGCTGGACTGACCCGTAGATGTCGGAGGAGACAAAAACAGGTTCATGGGGTAGTTTGTCGGGCGAACACGCTGTCCATAGGTGGGATTGCTTGCAGGACCTGAGACAAATCCATTCTCGCCGCTCAGAGTTCCCGTCGCACTATTTGTGATGGTAAACGTATTGGGAGTGAGAACCGCCGCGATGGTGACACTTGTGAGATTGAAGAGATTGTTGGTCAATGCTGTAATCGAGACAGTTGTCCCCGCTGTCAAGTTGTGATTGGAAGCAGTCGTGTAGGTGATACTGGTTCCGTTGCCTGTTGCTCCCGTGATAACCGCAACAACTGCGTTGGGGTTTACATCCACAACCGTATACAACTCATTCAGATTGCGAAGCGTGACATTGATGTAGACTTCTGAGTTCTGAAGACTGACCAAGGGAAGAGACAGACCCGGATTCTCGCAGAACCAAAAATGGAGAGGAATGATGAGTTGACGTGACCGAATAGAGGGTTCGGGTGTTGTTGTCGCGGGAAGAGCAGCAGGAGTTGCCGTCGGACTCACAGCATGCGGATACTGGTTCTGTCGGTCAAATGCGTTCGCAGGATCGTATATCTCGGGAACATGTCCCACCATTTGGTCAACAATCAATCGCTTGTTCTTGTCGTGCGTGAGATACGAATATATCTTCAACCACTCTCCACGCAGAGTCTGAATCACCTGCCCGTTCATCGTCAGTGTGACATTGTCAATCAAGTTGTATCCAATATTGTCAATCCACTGGAACTCATAACCAATCGAGTTGGTGCGAGGGTCGTATCCTGCAGGAGGGACTGCACCATTGAGGTACTTGAGGGGAGACCAGATATCGGGAAGCGTCAGCGACAAATAGCAATCGTGGAGCAACTGCGCATACCGATCAATTCGGCAGGAAATTGTGCGTGTTCCCGTTGTGGAAAACTCCAGATTGGATGCCGTAAACGACATACGAATGTGTTCCATCGCAAAGTTGGTGTGACGGCGATACACCGCCCGAAAATGGGTCATGGAAGGATTTCCATTGACTAACTCATTTTGAGCACCTACGCCCACTAATTGAAGCAAGCCACCAGGCATTTGTATTATGTTCTATCTAATCTTTAACCCGTTGTAACTCTGGTTGCCGTCACGCTAATGGACGGAATCACATTGTAACGAACGATACCCTGTGTCGTTGTCGTCGAGAATACACCCGGAGCACCCGCCTGCCCTCGGTTCAGACAACATAGACTGGAAAATGTCGCACCGCCACTTGCTCCACCATTTGCGCCTTGAAACGCAGCGACAAAACGCTCGCGCTGCTGTGCTCCGTTGGCAACTGCCGCAGTGTATACGTAGTTGTACTTGCGCGACTGCGGCGGAGGCGTCACGTGATAGGTTCGCGCAATGATGCGCTGCTTGTACTTTGTCAAATAGTCCTGTGCCGAGTTAATTTGCATTATCATTTATACGAGAGATTATGGAATACTACAAATGAGGTTCGCACTTGTGAGCACACACGTAGACCAAACAACCGGGTATTCAAAGGTCGCCTACAACATGTTGAAGCAACTCGCAACCCTCTCGCCGAAAGTCAAGACCTTTCACTTTGGATTTCAACGCCACCCCGGTCGTCAGGGAATTCGCAAGGTTCCGGAGGGCGTTGTTCCCTACGACGCAGCAGCAAACGAGGACCCGAAGGAGGATGGGTTTGGATTCAACAAGATCCAGGAATACCTCGATATGGTGAACCCCGACGTTGTGATGATTTACAACGACCCTCTTATCATCTGTAAGTTTATTGAGTCAATGAAGCACGAGAAGGCGAAGTCATCCTACAAGTTGTGGTTGTACGTCGACCAAGTGTACGAGGGTATTGCACCAGCGTTGATTAAGATTATGAACGAGCATGCCGACCGCATCTACTGTTTTACTGAGCACTGGAAGAATGTATATCTTAAGTATGAGAATGTTCCCGATGTCCAGGTGTTGGAGCATGCCGTAGATCCGACGATGTTCACAACGATTCCGCAGGAAACTCGCATGTCGATTCGCAAGAACCTCAACATTCCCGACGACGGAATTGTCTTCTTGAACGCAAATCGAAACAGCGAGCGCAAGCGCCTCGACATCACCATCGCAGGTCTTGTTTGTGCAATGAAGAGACGCCCGAATGCCCCGATTTATGGCATTGTTGTGACGGGTCTGAACCCACAGACCGGTGCATACTACGACGTACCGCGTATCCTGATGGAGGAACTGACAAACGCTGGGTTGGATATTCAGACCTACCACCGACGCTTCATTCTTGTGGATTCAGCGCCACCCAACATTCTTCTTGACGATGGCATCAACCAGATTTACAATGCCGCAGATGTGGGCATCAACACGGCAGATGGCGAGGGATTTGGTCTCTGTCAGTTGGAGCATATGTATGTTGGTGCACCGCAGATTGTAGTGGACACAGGAACCTACCGCACCTTTATGGACGAGAAGGTTGCTGAGTTTATCAAACCGGGTGAGCGTGTGTATTTTGCAGGGGGTATGCCGCTTGGGTTCTATGCCCCGAATGTGTCTGCGGAAGAGACCGCCAATGCGATTGAGCGGATGGTGGATACACTCGAGGACAAGAAGCGCAAGGTGAACTCCTATCATTTCCGCAGTTGGGCGACTGTATGTGATTCCTTCCTAGAGGATGTTCTTACGGCAGCGGGTAAGTAGTGTCGGGAAGCCACCTTATCTGTGTCTTGGATACAAGTTCACCCACACGAATGAGACGTTCATTGTCTTCAAATGCAGGACCATCGTAGACTTCCTTGCTCTCGGGGTCAATCAAAAAGACCATCTGCTTGATAGCGACTTTCTGTAACTTCCGATGACGGCGCTGCATGTTGCGTAAATACGTAACATCCAATACATCCGTCTTTCCGTTTGGTTTGAAGGCAAGGTCTTCGCCTGTTGTTGTGCTGTCAAATCGCATACAGGTCAACACAGGACTTTCACGACTGTGAAACTTGCGATGGATTTCGCAATCGACTGCTGCCTGTTTGAGGAGTGTGGAAATCCGTTGGTTGACCTTCTCCTTCTCGTATGCCTTCTCGTAGAGGTATTCATCCGTGCTCATGAAGACTTGTGTCGGTTCACCCTCATACCGCTTGGTTTCGGTATCGTTTCTGCGAATCGGCACGACGTTGTTGGCGCCTTCTGTGGATTTCGCCTGCTCTTCCGTGAAGACACTCACATAGAAACTGACCCGCACAGTTCGCTGGTC